ACTTAGAAAAACTTGTAACACTGTAAAGAAACTAAGAAAAGGTTTAAAAGACGCATCTGACACTTACAAAGACATCAAGAACTAATGAAACTAGATATTAGTAAAATAGTACAAGCCAGATTAGACTCAGATCAGTTTTTTGCTGAAGAGTCTAAGAAGACACAAATCTATCTGCATCATACAGCAGGTGGAGGCAATGCAGTAGCAGTATCAAGATACTGGAATAGTAATGATACAAGAATAGCAACTGCATTTGTTATTGGTGAGAATGGGGACATTGTACAATGTTTCTCATCTAAACATTGGGCTTGGCATTTAGGTGTTGATTCAGAAGACTTTACTAAGAATGGTGCAAAGTATCAGAACCTTAATAAACTTTCTGTAGGTATAGAAGTGTGTAACTGGGGGCCATTAAAACTCCGCAATGGCAAATACTATAACTATGTAAATGGTGTAGTTAAACCTGAGAATGTAACAACTCTTGAGACACCATTTAAAGGTACCAAATATTGGTACAAATATTCAGATGCACAGATAGAATCTTTAAGACAATTGGTAGAATATTTATGTGAAACATATGATATTCCTAAGACTTATAGATCAGAAATCTGGGCTATTGACAAAGAAGCATTTAAAGGAGTACCTGGAATCTACACACACAACTCTGTAAGAAAAGATAAGAGTGATATGTATCCAGATCCTAAAGTAATAGAAATATTAAAAAACCTATAATATGAAATTTAGAAACTCTTGGAAATCATCCACAAAACAATGGGATAAAATAATGATTAGAATTAGATTCTCATCATTAGACTTCTTTACATTTGAAATGGATATATCAAGAAACTTTTACTTAGTAACTATATTTAATCTCACAATAAAAAATCGATAATCATGGCAGATCCAATTAATCCAGGTAAAAAAAGAGTAGTCAAAAAAACTGACATTAAAAGCTCTGATAAAAAATCTACATCTGGAACAGAAACTAAAACTGTTTACAGAAAAGACAGAGTTACACCTAAGAAAATTGTAAAAACTGAGTACACTAATTATTATACACCATCTGGTGGTATGATGGGTGGTAGTACAATTACAAGTAAAGAAAAAGAAAAGTTTGACAAGTCTGGAAAATTAAAAAGCAGAACTACATTAACTCCAATTAAAAAAGAAGGTGGTGCAACAGATGAAAAATGTTGGCCAGGAAAACCAGGATGTGGTCACAAAAGAGCCCAAAGAGTTAATAAAAGAAGATCTGCAGCTAGTAAAGTTCCTGTAGGAAAAATTATTGGTGGAGTAGCTGCTGGAGTTCTTGGTGGTTTAGCAATTAAAAATAAAGATAAAATTAAAGAGACATTGGGAATGCAAAAAGGTGGAAATTATAAAGGAAGAATTACCAAAAATAGTATCCCACGTCCACAAAATAAATCTATTGTTCCTCCATCTAAACTTGTAACAGCTCAAATGGGTGGAGATCCAACCATGGCAAGAAAATGTCCAAAAGGAAAATGTGGTAAAGTTTCTGTAGCTCCAGTAGGAGGTGGAATGCAAACTATGGGTTCTAAAATAAAATCAGGAGTAAAAAAATTATTTACTCAAGGTCATAAAGCAGGAGCATCTGGAAGAAAAAGAATTAGATAATACTTAATCTTCTCTAAGTAAAGTAATCCAGGTATATAGTATGCCTGGATTTTTTATTTAAACTTGTTTTATTTAAACTTATTTTATATATATTTGTGTAAACTAATATAAATTAATGTCTTATGGAAACAACAAACCAACAACCGGAAATGGAGATGACTCCAGAACAATTAGAAGCACAAAAGGAAAAAATGCTAGAGTTTTACAGAAACTCAATGCCATACCTTAGAGCTCAATTAGATTATGAAGAAATGCTTTTAAAGATTGATGAGGTAAGATTCAAAAGATCTAGCATTCAGTATCAGTTTGCTGCAATGATGACAAATCCTTCAGAAGAAGATGATCAAGAAGAAACATCTGAACCAGCTAAATCTGAAGGCAGAAAGCTTAAGAGAGGGTAATCATGGCCATAGTAAATCAAGTACAGAAGCGTGTAAAAATGCCTAAGTGGGATATTGTGAAGTTTCAGATTCTCACACACTGCTACATTAAGAGAATCAATCTTAGTGACTCAGATCTTAATTGCTTGACTTTACTAAGTTTCAATGAACCAATAGAATTAACAGACTTTTGTTATGATGCATCTTCAGAAGAAGAGCCAATCTTTAAATCACCACAGACTGTAAGAAACAGTATTAATAAAGCTGAGAAAAATAGTTTAGTAATAAAAGATACATCTAATAAAAAGTTAATTAAACTAAATCCCAATTTAAAAATACAAACAGAAGGAACAATACTTTTAGATTATAAATTTTTAGGAGATGAATCCCAGAAAGGCTAAAAGAATTTATGACATAGTTTCTGAAGATCTTAATATTAAAAAAGATTTAGTAGAAGACTTAGTAGAGTTTTATTATAAGGATGTAAGAAAGTTACTTACTAATCTAGAACACCCAAGAATAAATATAGATGGTTTAGGACAGTTTGTATCAAAACCAAAAGCAGTATCAGGTTCTATTGACAAGATTACTAAATCTCTGGATAATCATGATACTTCTACATTTAAAGCTTATCACAATAAAAAAGCAATGGAAGTTAAGTTAGATTTATTAACAAAGTTACATTCAAAGATATTAGACCAGGAAAGTAAAAAACAAGAATTTTTAAAAACTAAAAAAAATGAAAAACGTACTTAATCTTATTTGGCAAAACAGATCTCAAATATTTGAAGGAATTAAAAACTCAGTTATTAGAGATGAAACAGTAGAAGAAATCTCTAGACTCAGATATGATATCTGTGATGAGTGTCCAGAAAAAGGTAAGAAGTGTGCAGTAAAAGGTACAGCTCCATGCTGTAATGAGTGTGGCTGCTCTCTTGCTTTTAAAACTAGATCACTGTCAGCTTCATGTCCATTGGGTAAATGGGATGCTTTAATTACTGAAGAACAAGAAGACGAATTAGAAAAACTATGAGTATAGTATTCAATGCCAAGGATCATAGCTATAGAAGCAATGACGGCTCAGAGATTAATTGGATAAGTGTAACTACTTTGGTATCACATTTTAAGATACCCTTTGATGCTGAGAAAGTAGCAAAGAAGGTTTGTAAGAATAAAAGATCTAAGTGGTATGGATTTGAACCAAAAGATATAGTATCTATTTGGAATGCTGAATCAGAAAGAGCTATGTGTCTTGGTACCTTTTATCACAACCAAAGAGAAGCTGACTTATGTGCTTTAGCTTCAATAGAAAGAGAAGGTGTAACTGTACCTGTGTTTAAACCAACAGATTTAAATGACGGTATTAAGTTAGCTCCATCACAAAAACTAGAACCAGGCGTGTATCCAGAGCATATGGTTTATCTTAAATCAGCAGGCATCTGTGGTCAGTCAGATCTCGTAGAAGTAGTTAATGGTAAAGTAAACATTATTGACTATAAAACTAATAAAGAGATTAAGACTGAATCTTACAAAGATTGGGAGGGAGTATCTGAGAAAATGCTCTCTCCTGTATCTAGTTTAGATGATTGTAATTTTAATCACTATTGTCTGCAATTAAGTATCTATATGTATATGATACTAAAGCATAATCCTAAATTGCAACCAGGAAGAATATTTATTCATCATATAGTATTTGAAACAGAAGGTTTAGATAGATATGGATATCCTTTAACTAGTTATGATCATAACGGAGATCCTATAGTTAAAGATGTAGTGCAAATGGAAATACCATATTTAAAAGATGAGGTAATTGCAATCATGCACTACTTACATGATAACAGAGATAAAATTAAAAAGAAATGATAGTAAAGCTATTTGACATACAGAATGGTAAAGTAATTCCAACGGAACATTGCTATACACTAAAGGCTCTTAAGGTAGTTATGGATAACTATCCTGATAATTATATCAAGATATATCAGTACTTATTTTACATGACTTGTCCTAATCCAGATCTAAACCCATTCTTTTATACTCCGGATTTAGATAAAGAGTCTTTAATTCTAGATCAAATAGAAGCAGACTTCTCTACTGAAGATGAAGATATATACATAGCCTTGCAGTTTTGCCAGAGAATGTTTGAAACTCCTACATCCAGAGCATATAAAGGAATTGCATCTATGTTAGATCGATTAGGTAGGTACATGGAAACTACACCTATTACACACGGGCGTGATGGTAATATTACAGCTTTGGTGAATGCTGCAAAAAACTATGAGGCAATTAGAGCATCATTTAAAGGTGCATATAAAGATCTACAGGAAGAACAATCTAGTAGAGTGAGAGGTGGTATTGGAATGGCATATGATCAGTAATGGAGATATTTGAGAACATACCAACTTATGATAATGGCACTTGGACTGTTACAGACTTTTCTTCAAGAGAAGAGTTTGCCAAGTTTTTAAGAGATTTATTTAAAGAACCAGGTAAATATAACTTTGATGAAACTAGCTTATTATTTAATTCTGAATCAAGAAAGTTCAGACAAAATGGATATTACTGCGACTCTCCATTTAAATCCAAAGATTTTATCAATTACTGGGATGAACAAAAGCTCAGATGTAGGAGAGGAGTTATCTATAAATCAGGAGACAACACATGGTACCTTACTAGAGACTACTACATGTGGCTTAACTTCTTACCAATATTTGATAAAGAGCAGCAAATTTTTGACTTTGCCAAAATACGGGATGCACAGTATCACATGGCCATCTATGAATTATTGGCAGAGCTCAACTTTAAGCATGTAGCTATTCTTAAGAAACGTCAGATAGCCTCTTCTTATTTTCACATGGCTAAGCTTTTAAATCAAATTTGGTTTGAATCTGGGGTCACATTAAAGATAGGAGCAAGTCTTAAGGACTATATAAATGAGAAAGGTTCTTGGAAATTCTTAGATGAATATGCTGCATTCTTAAATGAACATACTGCTTGGTATAGACCAATGACTCCACATAAGGTAATGATGTGGCAGCAGAAGATAGAAGTTAGAAAAGGAGATAGAAAAAATGAGGTTGGTCTTAAAGGAACTATGCAAGGTATGTCATTTGAGAAAGATCCAACAAATGGTGTAGGGGGTCCAGTAAAATTCTTCTTTCATGAAGAGGCTGGTATTGCACCAAAGATGGATCAAACATATGAGTATATGAGACCAGCAATGAGATCTGGTTTAATTACTACAGGTATGTTTATAGCTGCGGGCTCAGTGGGGGATTTATCTCAGTGTAATCCTCTTAAGGATATGATCCTAAATCCTACTTCAAAAGATATTTATGCTGTAGAAACTAATTTAATAGACAGTAAAGCAACAGAAGGTCTCTCAGGTTTGTTTATTCCTGAGCAATGGTCTATGCCACCACATATAGACCAATATGGTAATTCAATGGTTGAAGAAGCTTTGATTGCCCTAGAAGAGCAATTTGAAAAATGGAAGAAAGAATTATCTCCGGAAGATTATCAGTTAAGGATATCACAGCACCCTAGAAATATTGAGGAAGCATTTGCACATAGATCAGTATCTGTATTTCCTCCACATCTAGTAGCAGCACAAAGAAGAAGAATAGAAGAAAAAGAATACGCATATGAATTCTTAGATATATTCTATAATGAGAATGGTAAACCTGCTGTAAAAGAAACAAACAAGCTTCCTATCATGCAGTTCCCTGTATCTAAAAAGCTAGAGGATAAAACAGGAACATTAGTTGTTTGGGAAAGACCAATTAAAGACCCAACATTTGGACAGTATTATGCATCTATTGACCCCGTGTCAGAAGGTAAGACAACTACCTCAGAATCACTGTGTTCTATATATGTAATGAAAGCACCAGTTGAAGTAACTAAAGTAACTGGTATAGAAACAGAGACTTACCTAGAACAAGATAGAATAGTAGCTGCATGGTGTGGTAGATTTGATGATATTAATAAAACTCATCAGAGATTAGAGCTAATAATAGAATGGTATAATGCATGGGCACTAATAGAAAGTAACGTATCATTATTTATACAATATATGATATCTAGAAAGAAACAAAGATATCTTGTACCAAAAGGACAGATAATGTTTCTTAAAGATCTTGGTGCAAATACTAACGTATACCAGGAGTATGGTTGGAGAAACACCGGTAACTTATTTAAAGCTCACATGCTTAGTTATGTTATTGAGTATTGTAAAGAAGAGTTAGATACAGAAACAAAAGCTGATGGAACTATAGTTAGAACTAAATATGGAATAGAAAGAATTCCAGATCCTATGTTAATCAAAGAGATGCAAGAATATGTAGAAGGACTCAATGTGGATAGACTTGTAGCATTTACAGCATTGGTTGCATTCATGAGAATACAGCAATCTAATAGAGGTTATGCTAAAAGAACAATCATGGATGATGCAGCTAAAAACTTGCAAAAGTCAGAAAATTTGTTTAAATTAAATAGTAGTCCATTTAGGCATATGGGTAACAACGGTAGATTAACAAATGGTAATGTATTTAAAAAATCACCATTTAAAAATATAAAGTAACTATGCAAGTATATAACGCATTACAGTTAAAGAAAGGAGCTAAAGTAGATCAAAACAGGATGGGTAGTGTTACCCAACCTTTGCAGTTCTTATCTAAAAAAGATAAGGATGAAGAATGGGCTGCTTGGAACTTAGACTGGTTAGAATGGAATGGTCTTAAGCAAATCAGAAGAAATGCAAGAAGACTAATGAAAAACTATAAGCTTGCAAAAGGTATTATAGATAGAACAGATTATATCATTGAAGAGAATAATGAATATAAAGACATTGTAGAATTACTTACAAGAGAAGAAGCAACAGCATTAGAATTAAAGTTCTATCCTATTATACCAAATGTTATTAATGTCTTAGTAGCTGAATTTGCTAAAAGATCTTCTAAATTAACTTACCGTGCAGTGGATGAGTTCTCATATAATGAGATGCTAGAAGAAAAAAGAAAGATGGTAGAGGAAACTCTTTTAGCAGATGCTCAAATGAAAATTGTTACTGCATTAATAGAGCAAGGACTAGATCCAAACTCTGAAGAGGCACAACAACAAGCATCTCCAGATAATTTAAAAACTCTTCCTGAAATAGAATCTTTCTTTAAGAAAGATTATAGATCGATGATAGAGCAGTGGGCTTCTCATCAACATAAGGTAGATGTAGAGAAGTTTAAAATGGATGAGCTAGAAGAAAGAGGTTTTAGAGACATGCTTATCACAGATAGAGAGTTCTGGCACTTTAACATGATGGAAGATGATTATGAGGTAGAGCTATGGAATCCTGTAGTTACTTTCTATCACAAGTCTCCGGATGCTAGATATATTTCTCAAGGTAACTGGGTAGGTAAAATAGATATGTTCACTGTGTCAGATGTAATTGACAAGTTTGGATATATTATGAGTGAAGAGCAATTAAAAGCTTTAGAAGCAGTCTATCCTATTAGATCAGGTGGTTATATAGTTGGTGGTTATCAAAATGATGGTACATATTATGATGGAACAAAATCTCATGAATGGAATGTTAATATGCCTTCTCTTGCATATAGACAATATACTACAGCCAGAGCAAATTCAATTACTGATGGTGGTGATATCATAAACCAAATTCTTTCTCAGGGAGAAGATTACTTTGACCAAGGTACTGCATACTTACTTAGAGTAACTCAAGCATACTGGAAGTCTCAAAGAAAAGTAGGGCACCTTACTAAGATAACAGAAGAAGGTGAGGTAACTAATGAAGTAATTACAGAAGAATATCAGGTAACAGACAAACCAGTTTATGATACTAGATTATTCAAAAATAAAACAAAAGATAATTTAGTATTTGGAGAACACATTGACTGGATCTGGATCAATGAAGTATGGGGAGGAATTAAAATTGGACCAAACATTCCTTCATTCTGGGGTATGAATAACCCAGGTGGGTTCTCTCCTATATATATTGGTATCCAAAAAAATAAAATTGGAGCATTAAGATTCCAGTTTAAAGGGGATCAAAGTTTATATGGATGTAAGCTTCCTGTAGAAGGAGCTGTGTTCTCAGATAGAAATACAAAGTCTACAGCTTTAATAGACTTAATGAAGCCATATCAGATTGGATACAATATTGTGAACAACCAGATAGCAGATATTCTAGTAGATGAGCTTGGTACTATTATCATGTTAGATCAAAATACTTTACCTAAACATTCACTTGGTGAAGACTGGGGTAAAGGAAACTATGCTAGAGCATATGTTGCAATGAAGAACTTTCAAATGTTACCATTAGATACTTCTATTGCAAATACTGAGAATGCATTAAACTTCCAGCATTTTCAAAAATTAGATCTATCCCAAACAGAAAGATTAATGTCTAGGATTCAGTTGGCTAATCACTTTAAGCAACAGGCTTATGAAGTAATTGGAGTTAATCCTGCTAGAATGGGACAACAGTTATCACAAATGACGGCTACTGGTATTGAGCAAGCTACTGCATCATCATATGCTCAGACAGAGGTATTCTTTATTCAGCACTGCGATTATTTAATGCCTAGAGTACATCAAATGAGAACTGACTTAGCTCAGTATTATAATGCTACTAAACCATCTGCAAGATTATCTTATACCACTACTGCAGATGAAAAAGTTAATTTTGAGATAAATGGTACAGATCTTTTAATGAGAGATCTTAATATATTCTGTAGTACAACTGCAAATCATAGATCTGTTCTTGAGCAGTTAAAAGGAATGGCAATGCAAAATAATACCACAGGCGCATCCATTTATGATTTAGGTAAGATTGTTCAGTCAGATTCAATTGCTGAGCTTAATAATGCTCTTAAGTCATCTGAGGATAAACAATCACAACAAAAACAACAAGAGTTACAACAGCAACAGCAAATGCAACAAGAGCAAGTTAAATCTCAGCAAGAAATTGAGAAGATGAAGATTGATGCTCAAGCTGCTGAGAAAGAAAAAGATAGACAAAGAGATATCTTAGTTGCTGAAATTAGAGCAGCTGGTTATGGATCTATGGCTGATGTAAATAAAAATGAGATGTCAGATTATGCAGATGCTATGAAGGAGATTAGATCTACTGAACAATATCAAGAACAAACTAACTTGCAAAGAGAAAAGCAGGTTAATGAGAATCTAAGACAGAATCAAAAGATGGATATTGAAAGAGAAAAGCTTCAAGCACAGAGAGAAATAGCTGATAAACAACTACAAGTAGCAAGAGAAAATAAGAATAGATTTGATAATAAAAATAATAAGAAAGAAAAAGATTAGCACTTAGCTATATAATGCAAAAAATAAATTTTCGTATTATAAATTTTTCAAGTTTATTGCTTATATTAAATTATAAACAAAACCAACAAACATGAAAGAATTAGAAAAAGGACCTGAAAAAGATCAGGTGCAAGATTCTACAAAGGTAGAACAAGTAGATGTAAACATTGATGAGATGTTTGGAATGCCAGGAGCAGAGAATGTAATGCTACCAGCAGATGAAGAAAAACCCAAGACTATGTTTTCTAAAGAAAATGTAGACACCTCGTTCCTTGACAAGCCTACTTCTAAAGAAGAAGTAGCAAAGAAAGAAGAAGTAGAAGAAACTATTGCTGAGTTAGATAGTTTAATTTCTCAAGAAGAAGATGCTGGTAATAAAGGAAGACCAAAGGTTGATAAATCAGGTCTTGCTGAACTAGCAAGTAAAATGATTGAGGAAGGATCTTTAGTACCTTTTGATGATGATAAACCATTAGAAGAATATACTACAAAAGATTTTAGAGAACTATTTGAAGCAAACTTCCAAGAAAGAGAAAATGCAGTTAGAGAAAGTACTCCAAAAGAGTTTTTCAATGCATTACCTGAAGAACTTCAGTATGCAGCTAAGTATGTAGCAGATGGTGGAACTGATCTTAAAGGTCTATTTAGAACTCTTGCTCATGTAGAAGAGATGAGAGAACTAGATCCTAATGATGAATATGATCAAGCAGAAATTGCAAGACAGTATTTATATACTACAAACTTTGGTACTCCAGAAGAAATTGAAGAAGAAATCAATGACTGGAGGGATATGGATAAGCTTGGACAAAAAGCTAATCAATTTAAACCAAAGTTAGATAGAATGCAAGAAGAGATTGTTGCTAGACAACTTGCAGAACAAGAAGTAAAAAAGCAACAACAAGAAAATGCTGCTAGACAATACACTGATAATGTATATGGTACTTTAGCAAATGGTGAAATTGGAGGAATTAAGCTTGACAGAAAAGTACAAAGTATGTTATACTCTGGATTAGTTCAACCTAACTACCCTTCTATTTCTGGTAAACAAACTAACTTACTTGGACATTTATTGGAGAAGTATCAGTTTGTAGAACCAAGACACGATCTTATTGCAGAAGCACTTTGGTTACTTGCAGATCCAGATGGATATAAATCTAAAATTAAGGATCAAGGAAGTAAACAAGCTGTAGAAAAAACAGTAAGACAATTAAAAACAGAACAGTCTAGAAAGATCACTTCTTCTGTAAATGATGATAGAGAATATGATCAAAAGACTAGAACAAGTAAACCACAAAAAACTATCTCAAGATCTAACATGTTCAAGAGATTTTAATTAAGTAACAAATAAAACAAATATAAAAATGGCAACTCCAATTTTAAACAATGGGATATTCCTAAGAGACACAGCCTACCAAGCGTCATCGCATGTAGACTCTTATCACTTAGTGAATATGTTAAAAGATGCTGAACCTATGGATTTAGGTCCAGTAGACCTTTGGGCTATGGCTCAAAAAGTAGAAATGCCGCTTTACCAGCTTTCTAGCTTTGGTGGCAAAAATGTAATTATGGTAGATAATGCTCGTGGAGAGTATAAGTGGCAGACTCCTGTCTCTACAGATCTTCCATACATTATTGAGGATATTGAAGCAGCTAATGCTTTCAAAGGTATTGATGGTACTACTTTCAAAATCAAAATTAGCCGCAGAGAATTTGGACATGGTGATATCATCACTTATGACAAATACAATGGTGTGGAAATGTACATTACAGATGAGGACATTTTCCCATTAGGTGATGGTTTTGTCTATACAGTACAGTTGGTAAACAACGACAATACTAAATACTTGGATAACAAGTACTTAGCTAATGGTACAAGAATGTTCAGAAAAGGTTCTGCAAGAGGTGAGTATGGTGAAAGATTCTCTGACATCATGACCAATGCAGGATTCCGTGAATACTATAACTTTGTTGGTGGTGCAGAAGCTCACGTACATTATTCTATCTCTTCAAGAGCAGACTTAATGATCAAAGGTGGTATGAATGCAGATGGTACAGTTCCTGTAACTGAGATCTGGAGAACATTTGACAAAAACACTTTAGACCCATCAATCACATCTTTAGAGGATATGGTTAAAGTTATGGGTAAAGACGCTGTTAAAAAAGCATTTGACAATGGAGATCTTTCTAGAACTTTCTTGACAAACATGGAAGCAGCTCACCTTTCTAAAATTGCAACTGACATTGAGACTTACTTAATGTGGGGACAAGGAGGTAAAGTTAAGCAAGATGGTCCAGATGATATTAGATTGTCTGTTGGACTTTGGCAACAGTTGAACAACGCGTTCAAAAGAGTATACAACAAGAATAACTTTACTCTTGACTTATTCCGTGGAGAGATCTATAACTTCTTCAATGGTAAGGTTGAGTTCCAAGGACCAGATCCAAAAAGATCTCTTATTGTACAAACTGGTATGGGTGGTATGCGTATGGTTAATGAGGCCATCAAGCAAGAAGCTATCTCTTCAGGTTTGTTAATTCAGGCTGCTGATATTGGTGCTATCACTGGTAAAGGTATGGACTTAAACTTTGGATTTGCTTATACTTCATATGTAATTCCATTCTTGGCAAATGTTAAGTTTGTTCTTAACCCAGCATTTGACAATGTTCATACAAATGATATTGAGAACCCAATCATTGATGGTTTCCCATTATCTTCTTATAGCTTTATCATCTTTGATATCACTGATAACACTAATGATAATATCTTTATGTTGAAACTTTCTTGGGATAACCAATTGAAGTGGTGGTATCAAAATGGTACTATGGACTACATGGGAAGAACTCAAGGGTTCCAGTCTTCTGGACAATTCAACGGGTACCGTGTGATGATGTCTCAAACAATGCCAGCTATTTGGGTAAAAGACCCAACTAAAGTCTTGAAAATTGTTATGAGAAACCCAATCACTGGAGGCTCTCTATAATAGATCAAAGTATAGGAGGGAGAGTAAAATCTCCCTCTTTTTACTTATTTTTAAAAAATTAAAACCAACAAAAAATGGAAAGTACAGGATTTACAATGGTGGAAATTAATAAGGCTGCCACCAGCAGAAAAACAGCCATAGCAATTAGAACGTTCTTTGATAGTAATTCTTCTAATATGGGATTAGAAAACTACCAGCAGGTATTGTTTGATGGTGTAAAACACCATGAGCAATTAGCTTGTTTGGAAGTTAATGGGGTAATTAGATATATCACAGGTTTAAATGAATTTGCACCTGAGATTAAAACATTACCAACAGATCAAAGAGAAGCAAAAGTTAGAGAAATCAGAACAGCAGTTGCAGAGTTAGAAAGAGAACTTGCATCAAATGTTATTGATATTGAAGACAAAGATTTTTGGAATAAAGTAAAATTACTTTCTCCAAATAATAAAGAATTTTGGAATAAGATAGATTTAAAATGCGGCAATGAGCCAGTTTA